TATCGCCTGAAATTTGACAAGAATTATCAATAAATGTGCCAACCACGGACAGAGGAGACCAACGCTTTTTTGCTACTTTGTCGCATGCTTCTTGTAATGTTGTTGCTCCGTACTGTTTTCCATAAGCTTCGACATAATAAAAATTTGCAACAGGATTATATTTAATTGAATTATTTTCAGGGTCCATAACCCAATCAACAGCACCAAGCATTTGTTCAATTGCTACTGTTAGAGCTAGTGCTCCTGCGGTTTTTCCAAAAGTTTTAGCGACTTGTGCAGCAGTAGGCGTAATTGTTGCTGTGCCAGTTTTTATAAAATCTTTGCCGTTGATAACGACATTTTTTGTTGCTGAAATAACTGCTGATGCGCCTTTTGAAATGGGGTTACTGTATGTCCAACCGCCGATTGAGCCTGCATTAGCAGTATTCATTAAATAAAGCGGAGATAGAATAATTGCAATTGAAAGATAAATGCGAAATGCATGTGAAATCTGTTTTTTTAGAACATCTTTATACCGATGTAGATCATCATTAATAGCCATATATACGCCCCTATATCTTCCATATCACACCCCTTAAAAAGAAAGGGATTGCAAACCTTTCGATAAGCAACCCCGTTTTTGTCATTCGAACTTAGAACGCTGAACGAATATATTTGAATACTTTGATACCAAGCGGAATCAAAATTGCAGCAGCAGCTACGGTTGCACCGGCAGTTGCTGCACCTGAAAGCTCTCCAGTAACCGCAGTTGTATCTACAGCAGCATTGGCAAAACCAGTAGCAGCTACTGTTGAACCTACAAGAGCAGCTTGTTTAAAACGTGTTTTTAAAGTTTTGATATCCATAAGGATCTCCTTAGTTTTTTTCAAAGATTTGCACCCGTATGACTTTGATGCCCCAGACGGTTGCAAGACATAACCAGAAAGCTAAACCGATGGCAGTAGCTTCGGTGTAGCTTAATGGCGGTAACAAGACTGATTGCTCAGCCCATTGCTGGCATACGTTGTCTTGAAGTTGTGTACAGACGTATGACATTTCTTAAATTCCTTGATTTGAATTGAAGTAATCAAACAAAAAATCTAATTCTTTTATTTGTGAAATAACGGATTCAGTATGTAATCCAAGGCTTATTAAATTGCGTTTACGAAATTCCAAGTACATTGCAATTTGAGAAGCAGCAGGATACGTGACTTCACATTTTTCAAGACTTTCAATAAAAGTGTTGATGCAAAAAACAGAATCATCAAACTCACCAGCAAGATAACGAGCACGCTTGTTTTTATCGTGAACTCCATCGCGATCTGCAAGATAATTAATGTGTTCACGTAAATAATGAATCGCACGTGATGCATTAGATGAATCTATTTTTCGCATTAAGATCATTTCTTAAATTCCTAAATAGCCTAAGCAGATTTTGGAGTCTGGTTCGATGTTGATTTTTGGTCAGCAGGGGCAGACTTTGGCACAAGATCTTTAATAATCGTTGTCATCGATTTACCATTGGATACTTGCTCGAGCGTCGCTTCTGCAATAAGAGGGAATTCATAGCCCTTAATCTTGTCGAAATTAGCAGATGTTCCCCATTTCATTTGTTCACCGACCTCACCAACAAAGTTATCGCCTTCTTGAAGGTCAGCTTTGAAAAATACTGTTGTGCTATCAAATGGACGTCCGTTATATTCGCCCTTGCTTGATTTAGCCCCTAGTACGATCATTTCTGTTTTAAATAGCATGGATAAATTCCTTATATTGATTTTGGTTCACAAGCGGTACACCAACGAACAAGGAATAGTCTTCATCGTTGTGGTTTGCTTGAATTGGTTGATCGAGACGTAATGCAGCCATGACAGCAGCATGTGAGAAATTAAGACGCTTTGGTACAACGTCTTTATCAGATGAAATGATGTTGAGCAGGTCTTCATCATTGATAAATTTGCGGAACTGGCGGATGTATTTGCCGAACTGATGTTTAACAATTTCGAGCGCTTTATCGACGTTAATCGTTGCTTGCTTCTTAACGAGTTCGCATTTTTCAGGTGCTACAAAATCGTTTAGCTTGTCGCATAGTGCTTCTAGGGCAGGGTATGAGCCTTTAAAATAGGTACTGGGTGATAGAAGTACATCCAAAGGTAAATAGCGGTCAGTAGACTTAAGCTCTAATTCAGCACGCGTCCACAAGCTAAGTGAATCGCCTTCTTTTTTGCCACGTTCATAGAAGCGCAGGAATTTAGAACTTGAACGGTTGCCAATGGTTAAAGTACGACCCTTGCCGTTGATACGCTTCCAGTCACCTAAATGATTGACTTCTGAATTGCGTCCACCACACCAGAATAAATCTTGTGTATCCCATTCATTGGCGAGATCAACAGAGACCCATTCGCTTTCAAAATCATCGAAAGCAATGTCGACACGATTCAGCTTTGGTGTTTTGGCTTGTACTTTTAGAAATTTATAGAGCTGTTTGTTCCAGCCTTTACGAGCTAAAGCGCATCCAGTTCCGTTAATTTGCACCGTAATACGTTTATTATTATGACCATACAAAACAACGCCTAAATTGTCTTGTAAGTCATAGCCGTACTTATTCCAGTGCATGCCTTTATCGCGTTTTTGTGCAATGCCAAAGCCGAAGATTTCAAAAAGAATCTGATCTAGCCATGTTTCAATCGCATCACCGATAGACAATTCAACTTGCTCTGGTTGTATTTGAACGTATTTATCGCCAAATGTGCTTTGACAAAAACTAAATGTCACCCAATCCAAGCCGACAATATTGTTTTCAATTGGAGAGCATCGAAGGACGGGTACAACGCCTTGAGGAGTTGAAATAAGTTGATAATTGTCCAGGTGTCTTGGAAAAGCCCATGACTCAGATGTCTGTTGCGTATCCGCTACCCCTATATTATAAAAAGGGGTGCTTTCTGCCGTGTTTTGCGCAGTTTTGGATATTTTTTGTACAAATATTTCTTGAATAGACGTTTCAGCAGGTTTTGATTTTTTCTCTGGTTCTTTGTCATAAGCAGCAAGCTTGTTTTTAACAATGCCATCAAGCATGTTTTTTAAAGCTTGACCATCTGCAAGCGAAACATCACCAAATGTGGTGGCACAGTGAATTTCATCAAAAATAGTTTTTTGTCGATCAAAAACTTCAACTAATGGAAGTGATGATTGATCAAATTGTTGGATTAGAGAGATTAAATTGTTCATTTGCCATTGCTCCACCAAAGAAACATCGCAATAACAAATGAAGCAATAAGAGCAGAACCGGTGAAAAAAATAATATCAAAATTCATTGTTCACACCCTCCAAACGCTTCTATTAATTCTGAATTTGCGTTTTTATAGATTTCTGCATAGGCATCTATAACTGATGCATCGTATGACCAGTCATGTGCAACAAGCGCTAAATGCATAAGACATTTTTCAGCAGCAATTGCTGGAGTTAATGCTTCTAGGCAAGGCTCGGCATGATCTGATACGATCTTAGCAACTTGATCAAAAGCAGCTTGAATAAATTCTGCTTTGGTTTTAAATGTTAATTGAGCTTCTGACATTAGAATGCTCCTAAATAAATAGAGTTTTTAAAAATGGGCGGATTATTTTTATTGTTGTTAGGGGGATTTATTGGTTTTTTAATAGGGCGTAGTTCAGTCAAAAAGACTACTGATACAGAAATTAGAAAACCAATAAAAAGGACATACACGTACAACGAAAGACAATTCTTAAAAGTGATGTATGCATCTGATGCGGAACGAATAAGAGAGCTAAATTTGCTCTCAAGCAATGAGAGTGTTTTTCTAAGACTACTTAAGCTTGAATTCGGCGATAACAGAGTAATAGTTAAAAACAAGCGCTTTTTTATTATTGATGTAGATAAATTTCCAATAGCTATTTTTGAATATAGGGATGGAAGTAGACCATTACACAATATTGATAAAGAAGATGGTTTAACTGTATTTCTATACAAAGGGATACTTTCAAGCGAAAAAATACGAGAGGACGCCAGAAGAATTGAAGAATTAAATTGATTCATTTTGAAACGCCCCCTAATGATTACTTAGAAGTAATGGAAGAGGTAAGAAGGTCTTGTAATTCATTAAAATCATGAATGGTAAATAAACCAGTTCTTAAAAATGCAGAATTCAAACCATTCACATATCCAACTTGAAGAGTTTTTTGATGTTGATCTTGAATTGAGAGATATTTGTTAATTTCATCTTTAACAAATTCTGTAGCTTGTTCTTTATTCATATATCGCACCATTTTTTCAGTCGGAATCAAGTGAGCAAATAAAAGACACTTGATTTATTCTTGTTATAGATTTACCGTTCAAAGAAATTAATTCTCCAATTGGGTAAATATCCATTTGGAGAAAATACTACTCAAATTGGATAAATTCAAGAGGTCGAAATGCTAGTAGATTTGATTGATCGGGCAAGATGGAAAGCTGGAAGCTATAAAAATGTAGCTGAAAAAATGGGTATTTCAGCAGGTAGACTTTCTGATTTTAAGCATGGAACTAGAACACCATCAGCTTTAGCAATATGCCAACTTGCTGAAATTGCTGAACTTGATCCTAAAGATGTGCTTTTTGAAGTAATGAAAGAAGTTGATTCTGATAATTCTAGTTTATGGGAAAAATGGTGCGCTCGGCGGGGATCGAACCCACGACCCCAGGCTTCGGAAACCTGTACTCTATCCAACTGAGCTACGAGCGCATGCGAAGCACATCATAGGCAAAAAAAGGCCTGGGGTAAAGTGACTCAT